TTAACGAAGGAGATACAACTGGATACACTTATGATGCTGTAAACACAGATGCGATTGAAACCGTAACAGGTACACCAACTGCATTTAAATATGATTTGAAAGGAGCGAGTAATACTTTCGTTCAAACTGTAAACTCTTCAAGAGATAACGGTACTACTTTCTTTGACCAAAAATTATCTATTACATTAAAGAAACTTTCTGTATCTGATCATAAACAACTTAAATTACTTATTTACGGTAATCCAAGTGTAATCGTTAAAGATAACAACGGTAATTTCTTCTTGGCAGGAAAAGACTTTGGTATGGATGTAACGGGTGGAACTATTGTAACGGGTGGTGCAATGGGTGATTTGAGTGGTTACACTTTAGAATTAACGGGAATGGAAAAAGTACCTGCTAACTTCTTCGAGGCAACTACTGAAGCGTTACTTGCTACTTCTGGTTATACAATCACTGCAGGAGTATAATAATTATTTTCTAGAAACAGAAACCCTCGCTATATTAGTGGGGGTTTTTTGGCTTATAATAAAAACAATTGTTTCTCTATTATTTTATTACCTTTAGATAAGTTATCAATTGCCCACAATGGTTGAAAGTTTGTATAGTGATTTAACTTAATTAAATGTGCTTCATCTCTTGCTAAACTTACGGGGTAAATATGGTCAAAATGCCATTCACCTTGATTACTCCAACTCATTCCTTTAGTAAATTGTTTCTCTAAATGTAACTTAAATGTTTCAAAGTCACACCCAAGTATTTCTTGTGTTTTGCTATTCTTTTTATAACCATTATTGGTGAATGAGTGCCTTAAATTTCTTCTAAAGCTATGCTGAAGTTTAAAGTAATAGTCATTATTGTATTTGTTAGAATAGTAAGACTTGTTCCACTCCTTGAATTTATCGCTTTTTCTATATTTATCAATGTTCGACTTGTTTAATATATTCCGACACTTCTTGCATTGACTACAAACTCCATAAGATGCGCTCTTATGCTTATAAAAATCTTCAAGCAACTTATACTCTTTGCACTTAGTACATTCCTTAACTACCCACATAACCGCTTTTTATTTTAAGCAAATATATTAAATAAAAACAAAACAGCATTACAATTGTTATATAGTATATGATTATTTTAAAAGAGCAAAGTTCTAGTCAAACATTCAAAGTTATTCCCAGAAGCTATACAGCAACTTCGATGACTTTCACGCATGAAGAAACGGGAGAAGTGCTTACTTATTCTATAACACCAACTACAGATAGATACTATTTATCTATTTCTAAAATCATTGCTTTAAAAGATAATCACTTTTATACACTAAATATCCTTAACGGTACAACTGTAATTTATACAGATAAAGTATTCGTTACAAATCAAAGCATACAATCTTATTCAATTAATAACGGAGAATACGTACAAAGTTCTTCAAATAACGACTATGTAGTTTATGAATGAAACATCAAATAGTTTTGTACTAGAATTATCTAGTTACACACAACCTTCAATTATAGAAGATTCACGCAATGCTTGGGTTGAATACGGTGAATCGAATAATTATTATAGTTGGTTAATTGACCGTTATCGTAACTCACCAACGAATAATGCCGTTATCAACAACATGTCAAAGTTGATATATGGTAAAGGGTTAAACGCTAAAGACGCTAATAGAAAGCCAAACGAATACGCACAAATGAAGATGCTATTCGGTAAGACTTGTTTACGTTCTGTAATATTAGATTTGAAACTAATGGGCTCAGGTGCTTTTCAATGTATTAAATCAAAAGGTTTAATATCTAAAGTTGAGCATTTACCAATGAATCTATTAAGACCTGCTAAATGTAATAAAGATGGAATTATAGAGGGTTATTGGTATTCTGATAACTGGGAGGATGTAAAGAAGTTTGTCCCCGTATTTATTCCTTGTTTAGGAACTACAACAGAAGATATTGAATTATTAGTATTTGGCAACTATTCAGTAGGTAGAAAGTATTTTAGTGCTGTTGATTACGAAGGTGCTTTAGACTATTGTGTGCTTGAAGAAAGAATTGCTGAATACTTAATTAATGAAGTTGAAAACGGATTTTCAGGAACTAAAGTAGTAAACTTTAATAACGGAGTTCCAACACCTGAACAACAGCAACTTCAATCTAGCAAGGTACTAAACAAATTAACGGGTTCAAGAGGTCAGAAAGTAATCGTTTCATTCAATAATAACGAGACTCAAAAGACTACAGTTGACGATATACCTTTAAATGATGCACCAAGTCACTACGAATACTTAAGTTCTGAAGCTGAAGGTAAGATATTAGCAGGTCATAACGTCATAAGTTCCATGCTTGTAGGTATTTCTAAGGATGGTCAAGGCTTTTCAGATAACGGAAACGAGATTGAAACAGCTAGTTTATACTTTGCTAACGCTATTATAAGCCATTTTCAAGAATTAACTATAGATGCTTTAGACCAAATACTAGCAGTAAACGGTATTTCTTTAGATTTATACTTTGAAAGAAAGAATATGCTTGAAGATAATGTTGCTGTAGATACTTCTGCTAGTCAAGTTATCAATGGTATTAACTCACTTTCGCCATTAGTAGCAAATAAAGTACTTGAATCTATGACACCTAATGAGATTCGTGCATTAGTTGGGTTAGCACCTGAGCAAGGAGGTAGTGATTTGGCACCACAAACTACACTTTCAGCAGAAGATGAGTTAGAAAATTATGAATTAGTAGATTCTCAAAGGGTAGATTACGACACAGAAGATGAATTAGACGCACAATTAAACCTTTTAAACGCACCAAAAGAAGAAACAATACTATCTAGAGTAGTTAACTTTTTAAAGACATCTACGGGGGTGGCTAATACAACTAGAAATAGTGAACAAGATACCGAATTATTCAAAACTAGATACCGTTATTCAGGTGGTTTATCTCAAGATTCAAGAGATTTCTGTAAAAAGATGGTTAACGCTAATAAACTTTATAGAAAAGAAGATATTGTAGCTATGTCTTCACAAGTAGTTAACGAAGGTTGGGGGCCTGAAGGAGCAGATACTTACGATGTATTTTTGTATAAAGGTGGGGGTGATTGTCATCATTTTTGGACTCGTGAAACTTATAGAAGAAAAGGAACGGACATAATGTCACCTAATAAAAAACAAGTTACACCTGCAGAAGCTAGAAAAGAAGGTGAGATTTTACCAACTAATCCTGCTAAGGTTTATCAAAAACCTACAGATATGCCTTACAACGGGTTTCTACCAACTAATAAAAGATTCAACTAATGGCTACTGCGTTATTCGTCACCACAACCGACATTGCTAAATTCACTTCTTTAAACGGTAATTTAGACCCCGACAAGTTCACTGATAAAATGAAGGTTGCACAAGATATTCACATACAAAATATCTTAGGTACAAAACTATTTAATAAGATAAACGATGGAATAGTAGCAGGAACACTTGCAAGTCCTTATACTACGTTATTAACGTCTTATATCAAGCCTATGGTTATTCATTACACGATGGTTGAATATTTGCCATTTGCTAGTTATACATTCGGTAATAAAGGAGTGTTTAAACATGGTAGTGAAAACGGTGAAAACATATCTAAAGAAGAAATGGATTCACTAATTGAGAAGGAACGAAGTTTAGCACAGCATTATAACGAAAGATTTGTAGATTACATTTGCTTTAATTCAAATTTATATCCTGAATATAACGCAAATTCTAATGGTGATATGTTTCCTGATAGAGATGTTAATCTAGGTGGATGGTTTCTGTAATTACAAGCATAAAATATGAAGATAAAATATAAACAAAAGGCTTCTAACATTAAGAAATTAGAACAGTACATAATCAAATTAAGTAAAGATGGCACAATACAAGATATCAGGGTTAATAGCATATCCAAATAGTACCTTTGGGGTTAATGATAAGTTCGAAGTATCTTATCTTTCAAGTGGTGTTCATTATTCTAGGTACTTGACGGGTACACAAATAATAAATACTGTTGTCGCCCAAACGATAACCGATGGCGTAACGACATCTGCTCCAAGTCAGAATGCTGTATTTGATGCTTTAGCGTTGAAATCCGATTTAAATCCAAGAGTACAAAGCGTTACAAGTTCTGCAACTGTTACAGCTACAAGTACAAATGACTTAGTAAAGGTTACAGCACAAGCCGCTGCGTTACTTATTGGTAATCCTACTGGAACATTCTCAGAAGGTCAATCTTTGATGTATAGAATTAAAGATGACGGAACAGCAAGAGCGATTACATACGATACGAAAATTCGAGCGATAGGAGTAACTTTACCGACTACAACAGTAATAAGTAAAACTACTTATCTAGGTGTTATTTATAATTCAACTGATGACAAATACGATGTTATTGGTGTAACAACACAAGCGTAATGTATTACAATCTAATTTCTTTAATGCCTAAAACTGTTGCAAGTGCATACGATGCCGATGCACAAGCATTTATAACAGCTACGGGAATAACTGATTTAACTCAAAAGAATGCTATTAATCAACTTGTATTAGATTTAAAAGGATATTCTATTTGGACAAAGTTTAATGCCTTATATCCATTTGTTGGTGGTACTGCAACAACTCATAAATTTAACTTAAAGAATCCTTTAGATACGGATGCAGCGTTTAGGCTAGTATTTAACGGAGGCTGGACTCATTCGTCTACGGGTGCTTTGCCTAATGGAACAAATGGATACGCTA